GCTTCGCAACGAGTTCCCCCTGAAGCCGGAGGACAGCCGTGTCTGGACTAAGACGGAGATCGACGAACTATTCCGTGATGATGTCGGGACTTTTGAACGTGGTGTTCTTCGACTTGTTCCCGGCGTGGTTGGCCGTCAAGGCAGCTTTGACGCTCTGGTCAGTTTTTCCTTTAATGCAGGGCTAGGTAACTTGCAGCGCAGCCAGATCAGGATGCGGGCCAACCGCGACGACTGGGACGGGGCGGCAGACGCCTTCCGCCAGTGGACGATGGGTGGTGGCAAAGTCCTGCCGGGTCTGGTAAAACGCCGCGAGGCAGAGATTGCCCTTTTCTTGTCTTGACACGAGAATACGGTTATGCCACTCCAGAAAATCCTCTTCAAGCCCGGAGTCAACCGCGAAAACACGCGGTACACCACCGAAGGCGGGTGGTACGAGTGCGACAAGGTTCGCTTCCGTCAAGGCAACCCCGAAGTCATCGGCGGTTGGACCCGCATTTCCACGAGCACTTTCCTTGGTGTGTGCCGTTCGCTGTGGAACTGGGTGACGCTGACCAGTCAAAACTTGATTGGCGTTGGTACTAACCTGAAGTTCTACATCGAGAACGGCGGCGTGTATAACGACATCACGCCAATCCGCGTAACCACCACGCTGGGCACCGACCCGTTTACAGGCAACGGCACCACTACCGTAACGGTAACCGCTAACTCGCATGGCGGCATCACGGGTGACTTTGTGACCTTCAGCGGTGTCACCGGAACCTACGCTTCGCTTCTTAATGGCGAGTTCCAGCTTACTGTCCTGACGGTAAACACATACACCATCACGGTGGCGTCTGCTATCCCGGCGGGGGCTACGGGCGGTTCGGCGGTGTCCGCCGCGTATCAGATCAATACTGGCCCATCTACGGTGGTGCCGCTTACTGGTTGGGGTGCGGGTACTTGGGGCACTGGTCCTTGGAGCATCGGTACACCCAGCACAACGCAGAGTGATCTGCGGTTGTGGAGCCAAGCCAACTTTGGCGAAGACCTGATCTTCGGCCCGCGCAAGGGCGGCATTTATTACTGGGATGCGACGACTGGGCTAAGCGTCCGTGGCGTGCTGCTGTCGTCTTTGTCTGGCGCGTCTGACGTGCCGACGATTCAGAATGACATCTTCGTCTCAGACATCAACCGCTTTGTGTTTGCGATGGGCTGCAACGACTACGGCTCTTCGGTCATTGACCCGATGCTGATCCGGTGGTCTGACCAGGAAGACGCCGTCAACTGGACGCCTTCGGCAACTAATCAAGCGGGCAGCTTGCGCCTGTCTCACGGCTCAGAGATTATTGCGGCGGTGCAGGCGCGTCAGGAAGTTGTGGTCTTCACCGACTCGTCCATCTATTCGCTTCAATATCTGGATGCACCGATCTTCTGGGGTGCTCAGCTTCTTGGCGACAACATCTCCATCGTCGGCCCCAACGCCGCTGTGATCGCCTCTGGCGTGGTGTACTGGATGGGTGTGGACAAGTTCTACGCCTACGACGGTCGCGTGCAGACGCTCAACTGCGATCTACGCCGCTATGTTTTCAGTGACTTCAATCAAGCCCAGGCGCAGCAGGTTTTTGCCGGTACCAACGAGGGCTTCAACGAAGTCTGGTGGTTCTACCCAGCCGCTAATTCCACCACCATCGGCAAGTACGTTGTCTACAACTACGTTGAGAAAATTTGGTACTACGGCACCTTGGGCCGCACGGCGTGGCTTGACTCCGGTCTGCGCGACTACCCGATGGGTGCTACCTACAACCAAAACCTCGTGAACCACGAGCAGGGTTTGGACGACAACGAGACGGGCACCACAACCGCCATCAACGCCTACATCTCGTCGTCTGAATTCGACATCGGTGACGGGCACAACTTCGGGTTTGTCTGGCGCATACTGCCTGACCTGACGTTTGAGAACTCAACGGCCAACACGCCCACCGTCAACATGACGCTCTATGGGCTGTACAACTCGGGTTCAGGCAGCGTTGATAACGCAGGACAGCCGGTGGTTAGGGGCTCGACGTACGTCATTACCGAAGAGTTCACCGGGCAGATTTACACCCGCGTGCGTGGGCGGCAGATGATCTTCAAGATCGACTCCAACACACTTGGTACGACTTGGCAGTTGGGTGCTCCGCGTATTGACATCAGACCGGATGGGCGGCGTTGACCATGAGTTTGCTAATTGAAGATGCAATCGTCCCTGCACCCCCAAACCTGCCGTTGGCACCAACTGCGTACGAGTCGCGTTACCACGAGCAGTTCAACAACGTCCTGCGTCTGTACTTCAACCGGCTTGACGCAATACTGAGGCGGATTGTGGCTACAACTTCTCCTATCCCAATCTCCATCGGCGGCACCAATGTTGATGCCTTCGGGCGTTTGCGGGTCAGCAACCCGCTGACCTTGTTCGACTCGTCCCATCGCTACGCGGACAACAACCTGTGGGTCAACAGCATAACCGGCACCGCAGCGGCAACGTTTAACGCCAATGAAGGTCTGATGGACCTGACGGTTGGCTCGGCCAGTGGCGACCAGATCATTCGGGAAACCATCAAAGTCTTTTCGTATCAGCCGGGTAAAAGCCTGTTGGTGATGAACACGTTTGTGTTCGGTGAGGCCAAGGCCAATCTGCGCCAACGTGCGGGCTACTACGGTGCGGCCAACGGCATTTACTTTGAACGCGAAGGCTCAACCAACTACATGGTCGAGCGCAGCAGCGTGACAGGCGCTCCAATCAACACCCGTGTTGCCCAGGCAGATTGGAATCAAGACCCACTGGACGGCACCGGCCCGTCTGGCCTGACACTGGACTCCTCCAAGGCGCAGATTTTGTACATTGATGTTGAGTGGCTTGGCCTCGGTACGGTTCGCACCGGGTTCATCATCAACGGGACATTTGTTCCGTGCCACAACTTTGACCACGCCAACCTTATCACCACGACCTACATCACCACCGCTTCTTTGCCGCTGCGGTACGAGATGACCAATGTGGCGGCGACCACTGGGGCAAGCACGCTCAAACAGGTGTGCTCAACGGTGATTTCTGAGGGCGGGTATGAACTACGCGGGGCGCAGTTGTCCGCAGGGACTCCCATCACAACTCCAAAGACACTGACCACCGCCGGGACGGTTTACCCCGTCGTGTCGTTCCGCTTGAAATCAACGCGGTTGGACGGTATTGCTATCCTGACCGCAATATCAATTTTGGGCGTAACGAACAACGCAAACTATCAATGGTCGGTGGTTGTAAACGGCACCACGACAGGTGGCACTTGGGTCAGTGCAGGCACGAACTCTTCCGTTGAGTACAACATCACCGGTACATCGTTCTCCTCTACCGGGGGCCGCATCTTGGCGACGGGCTACTTCCAAGGCTCCAACCAAGGGGCCACCAGTGTGGACATCTTGAAGGCCGCGCTGTTCACCACTCAACTTGAGCGCAACCCGTTTACTGCGACACCCTATGAGATAACGCTGGCCTGCTCGGCGGCATCCAACGGGGATCAGGTGCTTGGCTCTCTGGACTGGGAAGAGATTAGCCGCTAAGCACCCAAACGACCTAAAATGATTTCAACCCTTTTCTTGGAGGCCGTATGAGCCTTGCTGTTCTAGCCGACCACATGGCGTCTAAGGGTCGCAACGGCGACTCCATGCTTGTCCACATGACACCGGACGAGGTGCGGGGTCTGCATGCTCTGGCCGAAGCACACGGCGGTGGGCTGACCATCAACCCGGAAACGGGTCTGCCGGAGGCCAGCTTCCTCAAGCGCATTTTGCCGATGATTGCCGGTATGGCGCTTAACGCGTTCCTGCCCGGTGTTGGTACGGCTATTGGTTCGGCGCTTGGTGGCTTAAGCGGTGCGGTTGGTACGGGCATTTTGGTTGGTGGCGTTACCGGCTTGGCCAAAGGCAGTCTCAAGGAAGGCATATTGGCCGGGTTGGGTGCCTATGGTGGTGCCTCGCTAGCTTCGGGGTTTGCGGCTGCTGGAGAAGCCGGTGTGCAGCAGGCTGTTGGACAGGCGGCAGTTAAAGACGCTGTTAGCGAGGCAGCACTGAAAGAGGCTGCGGCGGCTATTCCCGAACAAGTTGCTGCTAAAACCGCAGCCATGACGCCCTACGACAAGATTGCAGCGGGCGTTTCTAACCTGGGTACGGAGGCAGGCCGTCAAAACCTGATGGCATCGTTTGGTGGTGCCAGCGGTGCAGGTGGCATTTCTAATCTTGGGCGCACAGCAGCACTTGCTATGAGTCCTGTCATAGCCGACGCGATGGTACCCACCAACGTGCAGATGCCTTCGCTCACCCAGAACCGGGGCATGTACCGTGGCTACACGTACGACCCGTATGGCGGCACGTACATCGCGCAAGAACCAGTGCGAGCCGCATCCGGCGGCATCGTGGCCCTGGCCGATGGCGGCGCTACCCGCGAAGAGGTTCTGCAAGCCTACAGAACCA